TTGTTTGTTTTCCTAGTCCAGCCATTTTATTCTCCTATCCGTTTTCTTGTTCTTTGTTTGATACCGGTTTATTTGCCATAGTGCGTGCCACCGATTCTGCACTTCGTCCCACAACATAACCACCAAGACCAATTTGTAAAAGGGTCCATACGTCTCCTGGAAGAGTTATAGTTATAGAAGCTTTAAAAAAAAATAAGATAACAGGTCCTAATACATAATTCCATATTAATATAAAAATTAATACGTACATTAATAATGGTCTCCAAGAACTTGCAAACCAACCAGCTTTTGCTTCAGCTTCAATAATCTTTGCTGCTGCAGTTAATTCTTGTGTATGAGATTGCATCAATTGCGTTTGCATTTGTGCTTTTAATTTTTCTTGTAAATCTTTATCTGGAACTGATTTTTCTATTGTTGAGAAAAGTATTTTTGCTAAAGGTGCTACAGCATTTAATACTGGTAACATGTTAGTACCACTTCGCTGATCTTTTTTTCTCTGGAAGAATGCTTCCCTGTCCTTGAACTTCTTGAGTTTGAGTTTCAGCAGGGTTTGTAGTTTCAATATCAACACCACCAACTAGATATCCTTCTGCGTTAGTGTATTTTGAATGATTAGTATCCACTTTAACTTTAGAATCTTTAGTAAAAGTTCTTTTTGCGTTTGCTAATTTTTCATTTTGTTTTTTCATAACCTTTTATACCTCTTTTTTAATGTTTTTAAAACTTATTTTTGTTCGTTTTTAAGCTTAGCAGCCAAAATAGTCTTTTCTAATGATGTATTTGCTCTTAATTTAGCTAAATCTTCATTTTGTTTAAGCTTTTGACTATCTGTAGACTGATTCATCATAGTTTTCATCTTATCAAGATTGATTCTTTCTTGACTATCACGTTCTTTAGACGCATTTTCTTGTGCTCTAAGGTCTAATTCTCTAGATCTTAACATTGCAATTGGATCATTATCAATAATTGACATAATTTTGTTTTCTTCAGACATAAATTCTTCCATTGCTTCAGCAATAATTTGAGCTTTTCTAGATTCAATCTTTTGTTGCATGTTTTGTACCATTGCTTGTGTTTGTGGATTTTGTTGTGTCTGTGGATTTTGAGTTAATTGAGCTACTTGAGCAATTTCATTTCTAAATTCAAGTTCAACTTGTTCTTGACCCATCAAAGATATGTGTTCGAATACATTTTTTTCTAATGCAGCCATAACTACAGGAGCATTTTTTGCAAGATTAGTTGACATAAAACTTAAATGAGAAGTTATGTGTGCTCTATGATCTTGTCCTGGGAAAGCTTGGAACGGTTTCCCTGCGAGAGCATCTACATGTTCTAGCGCAGGGTCCTTTGGTGTGGGTTGATCTGGTTTATTTAAAATTCTATCTACATCTCTTACACCTAATGCATTGTACATATTTCTGTAAACTTCATACATGTTATGAATTCCAGGATTAGACATTGCAAGTTGCATTTCAGTTTGTGCAATAGATATTCTTTGTGTTTGTGAAAATATATTTGGATCTGCAATTGGAATGATATCTACTTTATCATCAAAGTCTGCTTGTTTAATATTTTTTTGTCCACCTACAACATTGTATGGATATTCTGGTGGTAAATATAATTTAAATACGTTTGATAATAATCTAAATTCCTCTTTCATTGAGGCATATATTCTTTTGTGAATAGCAGACATTGTTCTGCTTCCTCTTTCCAGCAAAGCCACGGTCGTGCCCACTGCTGCTTGCTGATTCCCATCCCCTACTTGCATGTCCGCTATCGAAGCAAAGCGCTGACCTGCTTGAACCACGACCCCCATTAAAGCTAATAAAGTTTGCGAAGGTTCTTTATAAGGTAAAGTCATAAATGCATCTTTTAGATTTCCTCCTGGTGCATCTACGTCTCTCCATTCACCTGGTTGAATAGATTGAGCATCATCTCTGATTCTAATTCCTCTTTGTTTAAATCCTGCTGGTAAATTAGATAATGTTCCTGCATCTAATAACTGTCTTAATGCTTGAGTAGCAGTTCTTGATAAACCACCAATCATTTGAATTAATCCATTACCATAGAAACCAAATCCTGGTAAAAATTTAAAGTGTACAAAGTATTGAACTTTTTGTTTTTTAGGATCGGTTTCAGAATAATTTCGTCTAATAGATAAAACTTCTCTAGATCCTTCTTCAATAGTTACAATATATGGAAGTTTAATTCCTGTGGGCTCACCAGAAGCATCCTTATCTTCAAAACCTTCTAAATCTAAATTAACATGACATTCTAATAATGTGAAAACATCTTCGGTCTGACCACTCATAGTCACACCTTCTAATTGTCTCTCTTTAGATTTAACATCATCGTCTTGTGTTAATTCATCAGAAGCTTTTAATTCTATGTCTCTGTAAAAACCTGCTACTTGTTGTTTTCTTAATTCGTTTTCTGAAATTTTAATTATATGAATAATTGCTTCCGCATCTTCAAGGGAACTTGCTGTGTATGGAACAACAATATCTTGAGCTTGAATAAATTTTGATACTGCTCTTCCAAGAATTTCATCGTAATAAACTTTTTTAAATGTAGATCCTGATAAAGGTAAATAAAATAACATTTGATCAAACTCTGGTTCATATTCTTTCATGACATCCATGATTTGATAATTCATAAATTCAGAAACTCTATCTGCTTGATCTTCTATCTCAGGAGTTATAGCACCAACAACTTGTGTTCTAACTGGTCCTTCTGGTGGTAATAATTCTTTATAAGCTTGTGCTTGAAATTGTGTAACTGCTTCTGCTAATACTGGGTGAGTTGCACTTGATGCACCTTGAAATGGTTCTGTTCTTGATTCGTATTTAAATCCTAATAAATCTAAACCTTGAGTATAAGCTTTTTCCCAATCAGAATATGCAAATGGTGGAAGGGTAAAATTTGGAAAAGGAAGTAATTGTTATATTAATGGTTTAAAAAATATAGAAGAAGGAAATTTAAATAAAACAAAACTTAATCAAATAGAAAAAACTATTTTAGAAAATAATGAAATGTCTAGTATAACAAGAAGATCTATTAATGTTGCAAAAAATGCTTTTAATATTGCTAAAGGCGCAGGAAATATAATGGAGGCTTTTTTAAGTGTAGGTCCAGGAAAATTAGGATTAGGATTGGGACTAGGAGTAGAAGCAGCTTTTGCATACCCAGAATTATCTAGAGGAGATTGGAGAGAAGCTTTAAGAAATTTTTTTCCAGTTCAAATTGCTCAAGCAGTTGGTGTTCCTACAGGATTAAATGAATCTAGATATGACGATATAGTGGATGTTGCAAAAGACGCTGGAGCAAATGTAGATAAAGTTAAAAAATTTGCAGAATTTGGTAAAAATATTGAAAAAGAAGAAAATTTGTATAAAGAATTAGAAGCATTACAAAAAGCTTATAGAAATCCAAATGATCCTGATTTTATAGAACAATCAAAAAGATTTGAAACTAAACTTAAAGAATTAAACGATTATTTTAATAGTAATCGTTTTTCATCAAAAGAACTTACAGAATTTGGAGAAGAATTTTCAAAAGCTTCTAATTATTTTGCAAAGAAAAATATTGAAAATATTATTCCTAAAAATAGATCAGAAGAAGCTTTATTAGAATCTCAAAGAAGAAACCTTGATGTTCCTTTTGAAAATGTTTTTGGTCAGAATAAAGAAAAAATGTTTAATATAATAGGATTACCTAAACCACCTGAACCTGTGGATGTTCCAGAAGAAGATCTCCCTGATTATTATCGATTATCAGCAGCTGAAGGAGGAAGAATTGGATTTGATAAAGGAGGAATATCTAAGAGAGGATTTTTAAAATTACTAGGAGGAACAGCAGCCACCGGAGCAATAGCACCTGATTTAATAAAAGCTTTAAAAGGTGGAAAAACGGTAACTCAAGTTGCATCTAAATTAAAATTTGAAAAAGCACAGGGAATGTATCCTTGGTTCCCGGATCTTGTTGAAAAGATAAAAGTAAAAGGAAAACCATTTGAAGAAAAAGATTTAATAATGGAAGCATCTTATAAACATGAAGCAAAAGGATATGGAGGATTACCAAAAGGTATAGAAAAATTAACTAAACATGTAGATGGTGATACAGAATTTATTTTAAGAGAATATCCAGATGGAAGAATTGCAGTCGATATTCATTCACCAAGAAATCAAGAAGGATTAGATACACCTGTAACTCTTTACTACAGACCTACAATGGAACTTAAATATTATTCAGGTACAAAAGTAGAACCTGCAGAATTTAAAGTTCTTGAAAAACAACCTAGATATTTTGCAAATGGACCAGATGATGTAGATATTGAAATGAGTGAAATGAGAAAAATACCAGGGAAAGATACAATATTTGGTGATGTAGAAGCAGCAGAAAGATTTGCAACAGGTGATATTAAAAATAGAAAAATAATACCAGCTAAACAATCTAGAAGAAACCAAATGGAAGATGCACCAGTAGACTTTATAGAAGAAACATCAAACTACGGACCAGTATATGATTAAACCTAAAAGACTAACGTTAACAATACCACCTAAATCAGGTCCATGCCCGCAAGGCTTGAATATTAGTTATAATACTGTTAGAACAGTTAAATCGGAGAAAACAACAAATGGCAGAAATAGAAAAACCTATTCCAACAATAAGTAATCCTTTAACTCCAGAA